TAGGCAATCGCAGAGGGCGGGCATCGGTTATCACTCAACAACACAGAAATTGTAGTTTTATATGTTAATCGTTCTTTAGGCGTACAAGCCCGTCCTCTGATTGCATAGAAAGGTGAGATGAATATGGTGCAAAAGATAACAAAAAAAGAATGGATAATAGCGTGGATTAAGAAAAGGCTTGGAATAGCATCTCCATCAGCGTGTGTTAATGGCTATATGTACGAGTACGATTGGCTTAAGGCAATTGCCGAAAGGAGCAGAAGATGAGCTGTGATTAAGGACTTTGAAGAACTGCACGATGCGGTTGAGGACTTTAAAGGCGTCCTTATCGAAGAGTTGCATATAGATAGGATTGCTAAATGGTCTATTAAGCGATTGGACAAGTTGATTAGGAGGGTAAGAAGTGGAAGATTTGATAAAACGGAGTGATGTGATAGATGCGGTCATAAAGGCAGAAATCAGAGCAAGTATTTATTACAAACCTAATTGGGATATGGTAAAAAAATTTATTGCAGCCATACCATCTGCAGACAGACCGCAAGGGGAGTGGACGAACGCTGGTGTACTGACTGCTCATTGCTCAAACTGCAAATCAGAGTTTCATGAACTCGAAGCGATGAACTTCTGTCCTAACTGCGGAGCAAGGATGAAAGGATCAGACGATGAAAGTTAGCATATGTGGAATACCATACCAAATAATTGAATGTGATGATAACTTCGATATAGATTTGCACTTTGGAGAAATAAAGTATGACAAAGGCGAGATTCATATAAACAAATGCCTATCAAGCGAAATAAAGGACGAAGCGTTGTGCCACGAAATATTACATGGCATACTTGTGCATCTTGGATATATTGAGCAAAGTCAAGACGAGCAATTTGTGCAAGCGGTAGGCAACGCTATATATCAGACTTTTCAGATAAAAAAAGAAGGAGCAGACGATGAGGATAGTTGATGAGGTTTACCCAAAGGTAAATGGCGATATGCGATTGGTAGACGATTCGACACTTTGGGTTAAAACCGATAGGTGGAAACAAATCAGACGGATTATAGTAGAAGATTCGGAGAGCAAGTTTGGGAAGGTGTTTTATGAAGGAGCAGACGATGAGTAGATACATAGATGCAGATGCGCTGATGCAAAACATTCCAAACGAGGAAATGATAGCGAAGATGGCTATTGCACACGCACCGACCATCGCCACTAAACAGATCAAATACTATGACGAGGACGGGAAGGTGTGGAAGATTGGCGAGGTGATTGTAGATGAGTAGGTACATAGAGGAGAAATGGCTAAACAAGCGAATAAAAGACTCCTATAGAGAAAGAATTGGTTTAGACTCCGCACCAAGCATTGACATCGTGCGGTGCGGAGAGTGCAAATATCGCACGCATCGAGTTGATCTTCAGAATGACTACTGCATACAACATTCAAAAGTAATATATAGCACAGATGGCTATTGCTCGTGGGGAGAAAGGAAAGGCGATGAGTAAGTGGATAGATACAATCCAATGGGTAGCGATACTGCTACTGTTTTATAAGACAAGGAGATTGTGATGAGTAGATACATAGATGCGGAGTTTGAAATAAATCATTACACATTAGTGACAACGCATCCAACGCCTGATGTAACCGAACAAGACAAACGGAACAGTTTGATAATCTTAAATGCGCTGCGAATGGCAAAGAGCATTGACATATGCTTTTGCGGAGAGTGCAAAAAACGCAAGAAAAACAGGTTCTGCCTTGAGCATAAACGATACGAAAAAGATGATGAGGGCTTCTGCTCATACGGAGAAAGAGAGGGCGAGTGATGCTGAAACTGATAATAACGTATGCGATATGCGGTTGTCTAACGGCAATCATAGCGATGCTTGAGAAGTATCACAAAGGGGAATTTGACCCACATAACGCAGATGAAAATGACGAAGAAGCCATTGGAAACATCGCACTTCTTTGGTGGCTGTACATTTACCAAAGGTTAACGGAAAGAGAGGGCGAGTGATGAGTAGCGGAATGAACTGCGAACAAGCCAAAGAATATGCAAAGACAATGACATATTCAGAAGCGGTTAGTAATGTTCGGTACAGCAAGGGCATCAAGTACCGCAAAGCCACAATGATAAAACTCCGTGAACTTGCAGAGATAGCCGATAGACTTGACCGCAAGACCGAGAACAGTTCGGAAAAACCGAACAACTCAACTATTTCCAAAATGGAACAAGTTGGAAAGGAGTAGCGAATGACCATACAAGATTGGCTGAACTTCTATGAAGCGATAGACAGATATAGGCGGAAGAAAAGGAGCAAGTAGATGATGCACGAATGTACCTGTAGAATCTGCGGAAAAACATTTTACGCTAACAACAAAAGGCAGGTGATCTGTTCGGAAGATTGCAAGAAGGTCGCAAATCGTGAATGGCATAGGCGGTATATCGAAAAGAACTCGGCTCGCATAAAAGAACGGCAGCAGCTAAAACGAGAACGAAAGAAGCTGGATGCTATGCGCAAGCCCGACCATATTGTAGCAATAGGGTACGCAGAACGGCAGATTGCGGTTACCCTAAAACTGGCAGGAAAGGTAAAAACGGAATTATGAGCAAAAGATGCGATAATTGCGCAAGGGCTAAAGAACCAGATAAAAACAGAGACCTATTTCCTATTAAATGCACCCGCCACGATTGGTGGGTAGATTACGGCTATTCCTGTGGAGATTGGGAGGGAGTCGAAGCAGACGGCTTTATTACTGACACGGAAAGGCTAAAAAATGATAGAAACGGTCAACGAACATTGTGAGCACCCAGATTGTAAATACAGGGGGCGCTTTAGCCACGTAGACGACGCGTGCTTTTATATGTATTACACGGGCAACCGCAGGGGTTGCGATATAAGCAAGTGCGACAAATACAAAACCGGCAGGATAGATACCGTTTTGACACTTGACGGGGTAGTGTACAGGGGATTAGACGATGACGTATGAGGAATTTATTAACAAACCGCTCGAACTTATGCAAAAGATCGAGCACAAAATAGAGGACGTACAATTTAAATGGACGCTTTGCCTAAACACTACGCAGGGCTTTTCCGAACGGGTGCAGACCTCGCCAACCAATACAACTGAGCTGAGGGTCATTAAATATGCACAAGCTAACAAGGAATTGACCGAACTGCAGGCAGAATACGACGAGTCCTGCGATCACGTAAGGGGCTTTTTATACGGCAATCTGGAACTTAACGATGCCGACGTGCTAGATTGGAAATACTGCAACGGCAAGTCTATTAAGGAAATTGCAGGCATACGCAACCTTACATATTCGGGCGCAGCAAGCAGAATAAGCCGTGCAGAAACCCGTGCGCGTTCAAAATTCAGCGATTTGCGTAGCTTTGACAAAGATTCGTAATGTCAATGGGTATATAATGGTATCAGTAAGAATGGGTAAAAACTTGCTGATATTCTTCATCATACTAATCTCCATATTTTCATATAATAAGGACACAGAAGAAACGAGAATTGGCGGCTCGTTTCTTTTGTTTTAGGGGGACTTTATGGAAAAACTATATGAGACCATAAAACTAAATAAGCTGAGACCTTATGCCAACAACCCAAGAAACAACGACAACGCAGTACCGGCTGTAGAAGCGTCTATCGAGCAAGTAGGTTATATAACTCCTATAGTGGTGGACGAAAACTACGAAATACTTGCAGGGCACACAAGGACAAAGGCTCTGCAGGCTATGGGCGTGAAAGAAGCAGAGGTGCTTGTGGTAAAAGGGCTGTCAGAAGAAGCCAAACGTAAATACAGGCTGCTTGATAACAAAACAAGTGAAGCGGCTTCGTGGGACTTTAACGCTTTGGCGCTTGAAATAGCAGACCTTGACTTTGAGGGCTTCGACTTTGGATTCGATGCCGACATAGAGGACGAAGACTACGGCACAGACTTTACGCTGCCAGACGGCGACAAATCAGATATGTGTCAGATCACTTTCTACCTGCACGAAGAACAGGCGGGACTTATTAGGTATGCTATGGAACTTGTATCGGACGAAGTGTACGAAACCTTTGGCAACAAGAACAAACACGGCAACGAACTGTATGAGGTTGTAAGGCAATGGGCAGAGCAAAGGAGATAGAGGTAAAGGTAATACCGGCAAAGATCGCAAACGACTTTGTACGCAAGCACCATTACAGCGGTAAGGTAGTGCCTAACAGCAAACTGCACTTCGGGGCATTTTTAGACGGCAAGCTGCATGGCGTTATGTCCTACGGGGCAAGCATGGTGAAAAAGAACATCATCGGGCTTGTTGAAGGCACTAAATGGAACGAGTTTATAGAACTCAACCGAATGGCGTTTGACGACTACCTGCCACGCAACGCAGAAAGTTATTGTATAGCGAAGTCAATAAAGCTGATAAAAAAGAACGCACCGCACATCAAGTGGATCATATCATTTGCTGATGCTTGCCAATGCGGTGACGGCACTATATACAGGGCGAGCAATTTTGTACTAACGGGAATTTCAACAAATAAAGCTATGGTATCACTTCCAAGTGGAGACAAGGTGTTCAGCTTATCACTAACGGCACACAGAAACACGCCACGTCCCGAACTTGGAGGGAGAACAATAGACCAAGTATGTGGTAGCTCGTTCAACATGAAGAAGTACCTTGAAGCTAGCGGCGGCAAGATGCTTGAGGGCTATAACCTGCGATACATTTACTTTATAGATAAGTCCTGCAGAGAAAAACTAACTGTGCCAGAAATACCGTTCAGCAAAATTGACGAAATAGGCGCAGGAATGTACAAAGGCGAAAAGATAACACAAGCAGAAAGGCACGTAGACAAATAGCGTGCCTATATATGCGTTATTAGTTTATGCAGTAAAACAGCTTCACTCCAGAAGAAAAAGGCGGCGCAAGTCCGACCATAACGCTCCAAAGGTATATAAACATGGCTAATGAAGAAAACCTTAAAGGACACGGATTCCACGAAATAGCAGCGGAAAAGCAGCGACAAATAGCGTCAGAGGGCGGTAAGGCTCGCGTAAAGCAACGCAGAGCACAAAAGGCGTTCCGTGATTGCCTAAATGCAATACTTGAAGAAGACGGCGGCACGTATAAAGGCGAAATCGTAAGCAAGAAAGAGCTTATAGCAATAAGGGCGCTCAAATACTTGATAGAAAAAGAAGACCTCGACGCAAGGGAGTTTGCAAAGCTATTCGAGGTAGTGCGCGACACCATAGGCGAAAAGCCTATAGACCGCGTACAGGTGTCAGAACTTGACCAGAGCGTAATAGACGAAGTCGAAGCGGTAATAGCTGAAGCAAAAGAAGAACCGAACTATGTTGAGTCAACAGCAACGCGAGAAATTGGAATTCCTTTGGAATAACCCATATAGATTCGGGCATATGCTCGGCTTTAATGATCTGGGCACACTCCACAACCATTGGATGCGCGAAATGCTGACCGCAAAGAACGACAGAACCTTGCAGGCACACAGGAACAGCTACAAGACAACCTGTGTGTCTATTGTTTTGGCAATAATTATTATTTGTATGCCGAACAAAAGGACGCTGTTCTGCAGGAAGACCGACACCGATGTAAAGGAAATAGTCAAGCAGGTAAAGAACATATTGCTACACCCAAAGACGCAATACTTTGTTATGTGCATATGGGGAAAAAGGCTTGAGCTAACCGTGGACAACAGCAACGAACTATCCACGAACCTTACAACGGACATCAAGGGCTCGTCACAGCTTGTTGCGGTAGGTACTCAAAGTTCTGTAACCGGCAAGCACTACGACTTCATATTTACCGACGACATAGTAAACATAAAGGACAGGGCGTCAAGGGCAGAGCGCGAAAAGACCAAAACATTCTATGAGGAATTAAACAACGTTAAGATGCTCGGCACGGGGCGCATATTCAACACGGGCACACCGTGGCACCAAAACGATGCCTTTGAGATAATGCCGCCTGCTGAGAAATACGATTGCTATAGCACCGGCATTATGACGGACGCTATGATCGCAGACAAACGCAGCCGTATGGCAAAGGGCGTATTTGCGGCTAACTATGAACTGCGCCATGTTGCATCGGACGATGTACTGTTCACAGACCCGAAAACCGGAGCACCAAGAGAAATGGCGATGCAGGGCGAAAGTCACGTAGATGCTGCGTACTACGGCGAAGACTACACAGCATACACAACAATAGCGATCCACGACGGCAAGTTCTATGTACTCGGCAAATGTTGGCGCAAGCACATAGACGACGTAGAAGACGAAATAGTAGCGCTCCAACAGGAAATGCAGGCAGGGCGCTTGCACATGGAGACCAACGCAGACAAGGGCTATGCAGGCAAGTCGCTCAAACGCAAGGGCGTGCGCGTAGCTACATATCACGAATCGCAGAACAAGTACATAAAGATAAGTTCGTATTTAAAATCGGAATGGCAGGATGTTGTCTTTGTAGAGGGTACAGACCCTAAATACATTGAACAGATATGCGACTATAACGAGGACGCAGAACACGACGATTGCCCCGATAGTTTGGCAAGTTTAATACGAATAATAGGGAGAAAGAAGAAGCGGGCGGCAGAGACCGCGACGGCAGAGGACGCTTTTAGCCGGTACACGTACTACTGAAAGGGACAAAATGCGGACATATCAAGACTTACTTAAAGTGGGCAAAAACGAAGCAGCGCGCAAGGACTTCGTATACGCCCTTATTAATGAGCACAAGGGGTCGAAAGACTACAAAACAGCTCAAGACGCATATAGCTACTTTTGCCACAAGAACGTAACTATTGGCAATTACCAGAAGCTATTATGCACGGTAGAGGGTAAATACATACCCGACACATTTTCCTCCAACTACAAAATGGCATCCAACCACCTATACAGGTTTATCACACAAGAGGTGCAATACCTGCTAGGCAACGGCATTACATGGAAAGAGGAAAGCACCGAAAGCAAGTTAGGCTTTGGCAAGAAATCTATCGACAGGCAACTGCAGGACGCAGCCACAAAAGCCCTATGGGGTAAGGTGGCGTTCGGCTTTTACGACAAAGATCACGTTGAGGTGTTCAGCTTTCTTGAGTATATCCCGCTGTTTGACGAAATCGACGGCTCTATGAAAGCCGGTATTCGTTATTGGCAGATAGACGAGGGCAAGCCGCTACGCGCTACTCTGTATGAGATAGACGGCTTTACAAAGTACGTATGGAACGCCGACCCAGACGCACCGATAGAGGACAAGCCAAAACGCGGGTATATTGAAAAGCTACGCGGGTCACAGGCAGACGGTGAGGAAATATACGACTATGAGAATTACCCGTCGTTCCCTATCGTACCGCTGTGGGCTAATAGCGAGCGCCAGAGCGCACTTGTAGGGCTGCGTGAGCAGATAGATTGCTATGACCTTATAAAGTCGGGCTTTGCTAATACGGTAGACGAAGCTAGCATCGTATACTGGACTCTGCAGAACGCAGGCGGTATGGATGACGAAGACCTTGCAAAGTTTGTTAAGCAGATGCGCGACCTGC